TAGGTCCTCCACGGCCACATCCGCATATCGTTGAAGTGTGTCCAGTACAATCTGCCACGCTTCTGTGTGTACGATATTTCGGAGTTCTTGGCCCCGCTTCCACTGCTCAATTGCAAGCATGTCTTCTTCGGGGAGGATGCTACCTTGTGGTTCGTTTATCATTAGAGTCCGTTTTCAGCACCGGGGACTGCAGTGCCTAATGCACTAGCTTTGAACTGTTCGCGTAGTACGTCGCGGGCAGCTCTCGCCGTGTTTTCTTCATCCGCGAGTTGCTGTTGGTGCTGGAACTTTTGGTCTTCTAGCGCCGCTTGGCCTTGTAGTTTGCCTTGCTGCGCTCCCTGCTGAAGTTGCTGTTGTCGGGCAACATCGTCCGGGGTCATCGGGACAATGACATCTTTCTCATTGTGCCAGTCTGATACTTCGAACTGCATCCTGATGATCTCTTCGAGGTTGATCTTCTTACCCGAGATAGCCAGTTGGTTTTCTGTCTGCTGGTTCGTGAGGAACTGGGTAAGGATCGGCAATGCTTGAGCCATGTTGCGGCGGGTCTGCATCTTGGCTCCCGCGTTGATCGAGAACTTCACACGGGCGTTCAGAAGTTCGATGAGGTCGCCGCCATTCTGCAGGTACTCGTGTTCTAACTCATCGTTCAGGATGTACTGAAGCTGAGACACAGGCAACATGGCCCTGTTCATTTCGTACATTTCGTAAAGGAAAGGAACTATAACTTGGTTCGAGAGTTTTTCGATGAAGTCGGAGATTCGGTTGCCGGAACCCGCAGCGATGAGGTTGGCCCCAGCCGCAGATCTTGCAAGGTTGGAATGTCCTGTGTCACCGGCAAGACCTTGGGAAGCCGCTTCGTTTGCGCCAGAGACTTGTTCTGCGCGGCCTTGCGAGAGGATGAGGTGTTGTTGCGCCTCGGGGACTGCTGGGGTGCGAGCGAGCGGTTGGAACCCATCCTTATCGTCTACCTCGATAATCTTGCCTGGAGCTATGCGGATGTTTTGGGTCGGGATGGATTTCCCCTTGACCCGGATGTAGACACCGTTGAGGTTTAGGCTGGCTTGATCGAGCCACAGGTTCGTGATTCCGCTTTGGAGTCTTTGTTCCGCCCCAATAGTGCGCCCGATGCCTAAGCCATAAAATGCTTCCGGTACATCCCACCACCCTACAGAGAAGAATGGAATCTTTCCGTAGGGGTTTTTCACGTTGCATAAAACTAGCTTTTTCTGGAGGACGACTATATAAGTATCGTTGTCCCATCTCTCCAGAATTTCGAGCGGTTCCTCGAACGGGTTGATTGTAGTCTCGTCGTATCGAGGTTCGGCCCTTACATCCCACAGTGCGTTTCGTCCGTCAGTTTCGGCGATGTTCGTTTCAACTGGCTCCTTCGCGGGAAGGAACAATTCGAGCAGTTTCTCTCGGGATGGGATTTTAAAGTCGGGTCGGTCGCGCAGCTTATCAAGATCGTTCCACGTCATGTACATGCGGTGGATAACGTACTTGGCTTTGCGGATATCTGGTACGTTCAGGCCGGGATCGACCAACACATGTTTCAGATTGACAATATGTTCGAAGGTTGGTCGGTCGATTACTTCTTCCAGAACCTCTTCTTCGATTTCATCATCTGTGATCTGTGTAGGGGGTGCGCCGGGGACAGTCGATGGAATGTTTACAGTCGGGTTCTTCCGCTTGTAGACTGTCCGCTCTTTGGTGAACTTCTCCCAACCCCACTTGTAGATTCCTGTTCCGAATAGGATTGTGTTGGTCGTGCCTAGTCGGATCTCTTCGCGGAAGTTGATGTCTTCAAGCTGATAGGCAAGAAGTGCTTGGATCGCTCGGGCAGCCTGTGCGGTTGTTCCCGCTCTCTCTTCAATGGCAAAGGGAGGGTTCTCAGAGAATAAACCATTCACAATCTGCGGGGTCAATGCATTAGTCGCCGTGGCCACTGTGAACATAGGTACACTTGCAGCGGCGACACCGGTCCCCGGCCAGGTGCGCGGAGTTTCGGGAGATTGATAGAGTATGGACGACCCAGAGTTCTGGAGTATCCACATCTTTGTGTTTTCCCAATTTTCGGCGCGTTCCGCATCCTGAACCACGAGCTTGACAGCCGGGTCCTCCCCCCAAACACCAGTGGATAGAAATGATCTAGCCTCAGTTGGTGTTATGGGGAGGTGCGATTGGGGTGCTTCAGGTAGGGTTGCCAAGTATATAACCTAGTTCAGAAAATGGACAGTGAGTCGCGGTATACAAAACGTATACAGTTGGAAATAAGTAATGACGTTTTGTTACTTCTTCTGGTCGGGAGAGGAGTGCTTACCATCGCCGAAGTCAACGCCTACTGAGTAACCAAGAGCCGATCCACCTTCGTTGCTATTTCCCGATAGTTTGAAGTTAGCCGAGACTTTGGCGCTGCGGTCTGTCGGAACTGGGGTGCCGTATCCTTTACCCTGTCCGTCGTCTTCTGTGTGGCGGGGGCCAGTCTGGGTTTCGGACTGCTTAAGAAGCTGATCCATACCTTCTTCGCCAGAACCTTCAGCGGGAACTTTGACTTTCCAATCGCTGCCTTTTGCGTCGTAGGGGTTGGTCTGGTTCTTGCCGAGTGAAACAAGCTGGTCCTTGCCTGCCATGTCTTTATCCATCTTTGCCATTGTGTGTTTCCTTAATTAAAGTTTTGAAATGAAACTCTTAATAGGTCGAAACCCTATTCAAACTTGTGTGGTGGTCTTTGGGAGGAACTGTCCAGATAATGGACACTTGGATTGTTCGCCGCGAAGCTTACGTGCGTCCCAAGCGATCTTCATTTTGGCCCTTGTCTCGGGACTATGGGTTTTCCCAAAGTTGGGGTTCTTCTCGCCTATCCGAGCCAAACTCTTTCTTTCTCGCGCTTCAGGAGTATCTTTGTGATTTCTGCTTTTCTTACCGATGCTGATGTTTCGACACTGTTCTTCAGTCCGAACCTGCCCGAGCAACGCCTCACGTATCTTATCTTTTGTCTCTTGGGTGTGAGGTTTGCCTTGCCTGTAGCTTCCACCATCTCCGCCCATCGTCATGTTGAACCCAACTTCAGGATCGTACGAGCGGGTTGTCAGTATCCATAGCTTTTCTAACTCGTTGCCTTGTTCCGACGTTTCTGCTGTCGCTACTTGTTCAATAGTGAAAGCGTCTGGTCCGTACATGCGGAGAGCACGTGCGATGTGAGTCTCATTTACATTTCTGCTGTATACGTGTCCGCGCCATCTGTCTAAGAGGGTGAAATCTGTTTTACCGATGTAGTATCGACCTGACTCCAAGTGCGTAATGCAATAGATAATAGTCATCCAAAAATACCGGCTCCCAAGATATTGTTCAGTCCTGTGGGTGATTCTTCTTCAACAAACTCTTCTTGAAATTGCATGTCTTCGGTGAATTGAGGAGTGGGTTCGGGCATACCATATCCAGCACGTCCGAACTGATCTCCATCACAAAAAATTATGTTCCAGAGAGGGTCCGACCTAGTCATCATCGCTTCATTGTTCTCGATGATTGCCACAGTAGCTCGCGGCATATATCGCGTCTGCATACTGATCACGTCTGGGATATCGTCGTGGTGGTGGCTGGTCAAACACTTTTCAAACTCTGTGTAGAGCAGGTCCATTGGGTGTGGGTCCATACACCACGAAGCCATCTTCAACCGGCCCTCAACAAACAAGGGGTAGAGGGAGGCCATCCTTACTTTCTTGGCGTCCTTCTGGTTGTCGGGCGCGAACCAATCAATTGAGCTACAGACCTGAGCCACTTGCGGATTCTTTTTGCGAAGTGCTTCTGCCCTGATCTGCTCAGTAAGAAATCTAGACCCACCGACATCTTCGACCCCCACTACAAATGGTCTGTACTTCTCGGCAAGATTGACTACGGCTTGCGCGAGGGTGATGTGGTTGAAGCGGTCCCGTACTATTTCCTGCACGTACCCGACCGTGATCTTATTGCCTGTCTTCTTACGTTCGTCGTTGACTACTGTATATTCGTCTTCCTCGGCCCACATGATAGAGCAGCCACAGGAGTAGTCTCGGCCCTTCTTCTTACTGAAGGCGAAGTCCCAAACCTGGGTCACCGCGCCATACTGAGGCATCTGCTGGTAGGGAACTGTACACTTCAACAGCAGGGTTTTATCAAATGTTATGTGGCTGCGCGGACGGGGGTTCTGATTTCTCTGTCCTTCGAAAGACTTCTCGTCTTTGGCGAGGTCTTCCATGCACCACTTGAACGGCATGACTCGTGGAAGGAGGAGGATGCATCCCTCGGGGCCAGCCTCTTTGTAGGTGACGGGCCTACCTTCTCTTTCCAGTTTCTGGACAACTTCGGGCTTGATGGTGATTGCCCGACCGATGAGAATGTCAATCCCAGTAGTCTTGTTCTGGGTTAGTTCCCACCCTACACCCTCGGTGCGGACAATATCGCCCACATTCTGTTCCAGCATCCGACCGTAGTGGTCTTCGTCAGCGTATCTCGTTCCTACGTAATCAATGTAGAAACCGCCAAGAGCTAGAAGCTTTTCGGCCAGATACAACTTATTTGAAACCGTCTCACACTGTTCTGAACTTTCAGAGTTCACGTCCGATACAGCGTCGTCGGCCTTGATCATCTCGTATCGCCAACCGGCTTTGTTCTTGCCTACTGACGATCCTATGACCGTTGGTTCTTTACGTCCTGTTTTCTTCGCAGCGTAGACTGGACAGACGAATACGTTGGCCGCGCCCGCCTTCTTCTCATCTATGCAAAACTCGGGGAAGAAAAGATTCATCCACGTCGGTTCTTCTGCTTTGATGTAGAAGTGACCTTTGATCTCGCCGACAAAACCCTTGGCCAGCGATGCCTCGGCGGTCAGGTACAGGATACGAATCTCAGGGAAGTTCAGGACCCATTGGACCGTGTCGACGTGGTCAATGGAGGACTTCATACCACCGCGAGGCCAAAGAAGCATGTGCGTCTTGACTTCGCTTTGATCCTGAATACGCTTGCTATCGTCCTTCTTGATGAAGAAGTCGCAGACAACCTTATAGTATTCCTCGTCGATCAAGTTCTCTTCGAGGGGTTTGGTGCCCCCATCACTGAACGGGTTACTGCACCATGTGAAATACCTCGCCAACCAAAACAAGTCAGTCTTACAGCGCCGACGAACCTCTATACCTAGTTTACTAGTCGGCAGCCTGTCTATTCCAAGTTTTGCCTCGTTTACTAGGTCTTCTCGGAAGTAAACCAAACAAGCATAAAGGTCTTCGTGCGGGATTTTCTCCGCCCCGTCGTATTGAAGGCAGAGTTCAGCAAAGGTTAAGGACATTACTTCTTTTTCTTCGTATCCTTTTTGAGGATCTTCTTGAGCAGCTTTACGTCATTTTTGCCGTCGGCTTTTTTGAAGTCCGACACGACTTTCTTAGCGATCGCTTTTCCCATTACTGACCTGCCGGGGGCGCTGCGGGTGCGCCACCAGGAGCAGGAGCGCCCTGCGGAGGTGCGGCTTGTGCTGAGGTGTCACCGGGTTGGCCCATTGACTCCTGCATCTGCTGCTGGAGGCCT